CAAGCACATAACTCAACATGGTGAGGAGCGCATGATTGCTGGTGATTACAAAAGCTATGATCAGAAGCTCTCTTCCCAGTTGCTCTTAGCTTCGATTAGATTGTTGATAGATGCAGCACGTGAGCTACCGGGTTACACGGAGAAGGATATACGGATTATGGAGGCCATGGCAGGAGACTTAGTCTATGCCCTGATAGCCTTTAATGGAGACCTCATTGGACTTATATGTGGTGGTCACATTTCCGGAAACTCTCTCACCGTGATCCTTAATGGTTTTTGTGGGTTGCTTAACCTACGGTGTTGCTTCTTTTCCCTCTACCCAGAGGTGCCTGTTGGCAACTTCAAGGATTGTGTCGCATTGACTACTTATGGCGACGATAATGGAGGCACTGTCGCTCCCGGCTACGAGAAGTTCAACATAAAGTCGATATCTGAGTTCTTAGCGCAGTACGGGCAGACCTACACCATGCCCGACAAGGAGTCGGAGTTGGTTCCGTACCTCGACCCTCGGAAGTTTGAATTCCTTAAAAGGAAGAACGTATATATTCCGGAGATTGATTGCAACGTTGGAGCTCTTCTTGAGACTTCCGTGGCGAAATCGCTGCACTGCTTTGTTAGGGACAAAGGTAGTCCACTGAGTGTGGAACAAGCCTGCGCCCAGAACATTGACAACACGTGCTACGAGTGGTTTTTCCATGGGAAAGAAACCTACGAGAGGCGGAGAAAAGAGTTGCTCAAGGTGGCTGAACTAGCTGGCCTAAAGCACATGACGAACAGATTGGACACTACATTTGAAGAATTTGTTGATAAATGGAAAGAGAGGCATGAGCCTCAGGAAGGGGAAACTGAGGCTGATGTCCAGGCTAGGACGGCCGTTTTCAATGAGGAGTGGCCAGAGCCTATTACCGACCCGGAATGTCAGTAAACTTCCGCCCCGCACCCCCGTGGGGTTCCTGTGTATAGTTGAAGAGGGGTGCGTGTATATGGATACCAATTTTGTATATGTTTATATGTTTCGTAAGTACATTAATTAGGCTTTGCACGTATCGGACACCCTTACGAGGGTACCGCTATTTAGTGGAGGCGTAGTCCACCAAATAGAAACATTTGTCTTGGGTGTGTTGAGTCTTTCACCCTTGACTATTCTTGACTTTCTAAACCTACTAAATTTAATCAATCACCTCGTAAGAGGAAACCTGTTAAACCAAAGAGCAAGTCTCATGAGACTTGTTCGCCCAGGAGTGTGATGGATTTCCCACTCTCTGGGTTTTGCCCCAGATGTCACCATGAACATTGTGTTTGCCCTGAGGACGATCGGAAGCTCGTTCCACAGTCAGGGTTTGAAACAAAGGTCAACCCAGGCGGATGTACCATGTTGTCTACGGAGCAAAATATTCGTTTTCGTGATGCAGATATTGGAGAGTGTGTTGACGCTTCTGGACCATTAGAGGCCACACGCTCCCGCAATGGGAATGAGGCAGCGAGTTTTGAAGATTTTCTGTCGCGTCCCATTCGCATTTATTAGGCTACTTGGGAGTTGGGAACGTCCATGAACTTATCGTTCGACCCATGGACTAGATTCCTAACGGACAAACGTGTGTCCAATAGGATCTCCAACTTCGCGCTTATGAGTTTGAAGCTACATGTCAAGTTTGTTGTTAATGGCAATAGTTTCTACTTCGGCAGAGCAATGGCATCATACATTCCGTGTTCGGCATCCGATCAAACGAATGGGTTCGCGAATGAGCTTGGGGACCTGATTTCTTTATCTCAGTGTCCCAGAATTTTCTTGAATCCAACCACTTCGTCCGGCGGAGTTTTGACCCTTCCGTTCTTCTATAACTATGATTACCTAGATGTTACCACGGCTTCTGCCGCTTACCTAGGCACTATCAGAATGAGGGACATAGCTCCTTTGAACCACACGGCCGGAGGGACTGATCCTCTGACCATCACAGTATTTGCTTGGGCGACTGATGTACAGTTGGCTGTACCTACAGCACTTAATGCTAACGGCATCATCGCACAGTCCGGTATGGAGTCAGACAAAGTTAACCCAGGTTTGATATCTGGGCCCGCTTCAGCCATCGCCATGGCTTCTGGCGCTTTATCTAAACTTCCAGTCATAGGACCTTATGCAACTGCCACAGGGCAGGTTGCCAGCGCTGTTGGTAGTGTCGCCAAGCAGTTTGGTTTTTCCAGACCAGCTACAGGCACTGTACCTAACCACATACAGCCCAGTTATGCTGGTAATTTAGCCAATGGCACTGTGCCCGAAAATGTGTTCAAGCTGACCGTTGACGACAAACAAGAGACCACGATAGATCCAAGAGTCGTGGGTCTCGACCCCGGAGATACGTTGAGTATTGCTAACATAGTCTCGCGTGAGAGCTGGTATGCCCAGTTCCCTATTGAGACCAGTGACACACCTGACGCGTTGTTGTGGAATACGAGAGTCGACCCTTGCCAGTTCGCGGAAACTTCCGATGGCGGGTTGACTTTGACAGCCACCGCCATGGCTAGTCTTCCGTTCAACCGATGGACAGGGACCTTGAACTTTAGGTTCCAGGTGTGTTGCTCATCTCACCACAAAGGCCGTATTAGGTTCGTTTATGAGCCCAAACGGTTTTCTTCCACTTTCGTAGCCGATGGCGAATTTAACGTCAATAAGCAAGAGATCGTGGACATTGGTGAAACGAGTGACATCACCATTTCCATAGGTAATGGTAACACGTTAACTTATCTTCCACACAACTATCCAGGAATTGTTAGCTCTGCCGACATGCACAGCCAATCCGTCTTGATAACCACAGGGGCGCCAGGTAATGGTGTTCTTGGAGTGTTCGTGGTCAATCCACTTACAACTTCCACTGGTAGTCCTAGTACGGTGTGGGTCAATGTTTATATTTCGGCTGGACCTGACTTCAAAGTGATTGAACCTAATGATTCCTTCGGCCTTTACACCTTTAAACCTCAGAGTGGTTTTGAACCACAATCTGGCGAGGAGTGTGTTTTGGCAGGAGATGATCCAGCTTATGGAGAACATGCTGAGAAGGATAACATTCAAGACACCAAAGTGCCAGATAGTTTGGCATTGGTCTTTTATGGTGAGTCCATCCCATCGTTCAGAACATTACTGAAAAGGTTCGAGCATTCCATGAGAATCCCTATCGCCAGTGGACTTGGTGCCACTGTGAATGATGTTGAGATTTCTATACGTCATGTTGCGTTTCCCATATATCGGGGTAATGTACCTGGTGCTTTTGGCAATGGAGCCGTTGCTCCGGCCAAGTACAATTATACAGCTACAACCTTGATTCATTGGGTTACCATGGCGCATGCTGGGTGGCGTGGTTCTATGAGATTTAAGTACCTCATGTTCAAACGTCACAATGGCCAGACCTACCCCATCTATGTGAATAACACGGGAGCCACCTCTGTTGGCACGACCAAATTTGCTAAATCGATAACTGCGTACAATCCTGCCTCTTTTGGCAGTTTGGACGAAATTTCGAGAAATGCTTTGAAGGGCGTGACCAATCGTGTTGCTGCTTCCATGCATGGTGCGGCAGTTATGCACCCAGACGTCAACCCCTCTTTGACCGTCGAGGTGCCGTGGTATAATCCATGGCGCATGATTCCGGGCAAGAGGTTAGACTATACTGGGTCGTCTGACTACATCAGCTTACAACAACTCCATCTTCTTGGATACTCTATGGGACATCCTTTGTTCAAT